ACTGGAATATTAACACTTGCATCATCTTTATATTGATAAAAGTATTGAGTTACTAATGCAGGGTGTGATATTGCTTTTACAACTTCATTTCTTATAAAGTCTGATGCGTTTCCATGGTCTCTATTAAAACTTAATGCAATCTTTATTGAATCTGTCCAGTTAGGATATACTGGTGTAGCTAAAGATATACCTGAATAGTCTGGTTGTAAACCACCTTCATCTTCTACAAAAACTGAACCGTCTGTTCCTGTAATACTTAAATCTGAATGATGTCCTGTTATATCGTCCATTTCAAAGTAACGAGAGTTACCTGCAAAAGATGTATTAACTGATTTAATTTTTTCAATTACATTATTACCTAAAGTTAATGGATAAACATTATAGTCTTGTGCATTGACCATTCTGTCTTGTGAGTAGTAAGCCTTTTGTGCAATTCTTCTTACACTTGTAAATGTTTCAGCCGCAAAGTTTTCAGCAAAGTCACGTGTACTTGCTAAAGTTAAATTTAATCTATATGCTTTTTCATCTGAACCAATATATGGAATAGAAATACTTGCATTTTCAATATCGCCTGAATTTATTGTATAGTTCTCATTATCGCATGTTCTATACCAAACACGATAATCACCAAAAGCCGCATTACCAAATACACCATCAGGATATCTAATTTCAATAGAGTTATCAGTATTAGTATGTATACTTGCTAAGTCACCACTTCCTGTTCTTAATGAATTATAAATCGCAGTTTCACGGGTATCGTTATCAACTTTTGACACTGATGATACATATGCACCTGATGATGTATCAAATTTTTGAATCCAAACATCTGAGTTTGAAATATTAACGTCATCAATTATTTCTACTCTATTTGAAAGTTTTGTTAAGTAAGAAAATATTTCACTTTTTAATTGTCCTGCTTTTGCAGTAACAAAGAAACCTGTTCTATCACTTGCTGGACCTAGGTTATCATTTCGGTTTAATATTGTAAAGTTTCTAGCACCTATAGGTTCACCTTCAATAATCTTTTCATTTTCAATAACTGTACGTACTGCTTCTAGTCTTCTGTTTCCACCTGCTATATTCGAACTAAATGCATATGCTAAAGATTTTGAAGTTTGATTTTCATTTACTTCATATAGATAGTTTTCTATATTACCTATTGTTAGTGATGCACTAGGGTCTTGAATTTTTGTATTTTTATCGAAAGATGAATTTAATACTGTAATAAATTTTTCATACCAATCTACATCATTAGAATCGTTCCAGTTAACAACAACACCAGCGAGAGAATTGCCTTCGTTGTCTGATACATCTTCTGTAGTTGATACACTTGTGATTTTCATCATACCACGTGCATTGATTGGTCTTGTTTTTATATAACCTAATGTCTGTGCCATACGTAAAATACTTAAACGGCGTTCCGCAGTATCTAAGAAGTTTTCACGTGTGTTCATGTCATTTCTAAATGCTAGAGAATGACCTAGGTATGCAACAAGGTCTAGAATTGCTATGAATTCAGAACTTGCAATAAAATCATTAAATTTTTCTGGATATGTTTGTTGTACATAAGCAAGAAGACTTTCACGTATAGTGTCAAAGTCATATGCTTTCAAGCTAACGTTTGTGAAGGCAGTATATACCGAACTCCATGTCTCACTAGCAAATAAGTTATCTATTCTATTTTGACTCATTTTATTCTCTCTGTAGGTCTATCGTTAAAGTCACTGGTTCTTTTTCTGGTAATAAATCTACCGATATAGACGCTGTTACTGAATGGTCTGACTCTGATAAATTTATACTTTTCAATATAACTCTTGGATCATCATTAATTATCTCTGTCAAATCATCTTCTATAATTTGTTTTATATCAGAAGTCAATGGCTCAAATACTAATTCATGTATAATAGATCCATATGTAGGCATCATTACTCTTTCACCTTTACGTGTCATTATATTGTTCATCAAATCTTCAACAACTAACTCTTTTCCTGTTAGTGTATGATTGATTGCCAACTTATTTTTAGTACTAAAACCTACAAATCTTGCCATTTTTAATTCTCTCTGTATATTAAGAGTATTTATCAACTTATAAACTTCGAACTTTTAACTTGACAATAATATCAAAATCCTCTATACTTTTACTATTATTAAGGAGTATAAATAATATTATGCCTAATTTAGTACCAATGGTGATTGACCAAACTGCAAATGGAGAACGTAGTTTTGATATTTTCTCTCGTTTGCTCAAAGAAAGAGTTATATTTCTTACTGGTGAAGTAAACGACTACCAGTCTGATTTAATTTGTGCCCAACTTTTATTTTTAGAGGCAGAAAATCCATCAAAAGATATTCATTTTTATATCAATTCACCCGGAGGTGCAGTTACGGCTGGCATGGCTATCTACGATACTATGCAATTTATCAAACCAGATGTTTCGACTATGGTTATAGGACAAGCATGTTCTATGGGTTCTCTCTTAGCAACATCTGGTGCTCCTGGAAAAAGATATATGTTGCCAAATGCAAGACATATGATACACCAACCTAGCGGTGGTGCAGGTGGTCAGGCAACTGATATGGAAATACAAGTAAAAGAGATTATGAAGATTAAAGAACGTCTGATTAATATCTATGTCAAACACAACTCTAAAGCGAAAAAATACGCAGAATTACATGCAGATATGGAAAGAGATAACTTCATGGATCCTAAAGAATCGCTAGATTATGGGTTAATTGACGAAATACTTGAATCAAGACCATAATAAACACCTCAAAAACTTGACAGAATCGAGAATCATGATATAGTAGTTACATAATCAAGAAAGAGAGGGATTATGACTACATACGCAGATGTTCATCAAGAAGCCAGTTCAAAAGCAACTACGGCTGTTAATACATTTTTCAATAACGTTTTAAAAGGTCAAGACCAGTTTGCATGTGGTTTTGCTTGGGTTACTGTTTATCCTAAAAATAAGGGTAATACTAAACTAGGTAAAGCTGAAAGGGCTGGACTAGAATCTATTGGTTTTAAGAAAGACTGGACAGGTAAAGCCTGGCAGTTGTGGAATCCTGGAAATTATGCAGGTCAGAATATAGACGCCAAAGAAGAAGGCGCACAAGTTTATGCTAATGTAATGAAGTCATACGGATTTAATGCTTATGCAGGGTCTAGGTTAGACTAAAAACTTGACAGATTTGGGATCTGTGCTATATTAGAATCATGATGAAGGAGAGAGATATGAGTAAATTTGTTATCGAAACACAAATTCGTGAAAACTACGCATCACATGATTCTGATTGGGATGGTGTTTCAGAATATTGGAAAAACAAAGGTGGCAACACTTATATTGTTGAGGCAGAAACAGCCGAAGAGGCTAAAACTGTTATTCCTTTAGTTACAGATTCTAACAATGCATTTGAAGAAAACTTTCTTGATTTCTTCCCTTGTGATGATAATTTCGAATCTGAGTTTCAAAAATCTCAAAAAGAATACGATGCCGATGGTTGGGATACTTTGTATCTTGATAAGGTTATTCGTAAAGGTAAAAAGTCAGGTGACTGGTACATGAAACGAGGTTATATCGTAGGTGGGTTTCAAAAAGGAACTCAATACGAACATCTTGTTGGTAAGTTTGTAGGTAACGTAGATAATTTGTCTACAGGTAAATGCGTTCTCAAAATCGAGGGCGATGAACGTACAACTCTTTAATTAGGAGGCACTAATGCAAAAATTTAAATTATATCAAATTCATCTTACTGATGCAGAAGTTGACAAAGTAAATGCTGAAGGACATAATAGTGTTCCTAAGCATCTAACTAAGTTGGATATGTCTTTTGCTAAAAATGATGTAGGTTCGTTGGCTAAAAAGGCAATGGACAATAATTGGTACACTCATGTATCAAACATTACTGCCGATAGTATGGAACAAGTATTTGAAATCGGTAACATTGGTCCAGAAGAAAACATTGAGCGATTGGCTCCTATGTATTCTGTTAGTGTTAGTGACGTAGTTGAAAATGAAGATGGCAAACAATTTGTTTGTGCATCAATTGGTTGGCAAGAGGTAGCATAATGATACGAATTTTTAATAGTGCTTATTATGAAGATACTGGTGAGGAACGTCTAATACCTTTAAAAGAAGCCAATATCATAGAACAAAAAATAGATGCAAGTGGCC